TCGGGCAGGGTGTCGGGTTTGCTGTTGGGCTGGCGAAAGACCACATCCAGTTTCGTGGCGGCCTGTACGGCATGTTGCCCCCACTCGTTCGACAGCAGATAACAGGGAGGATCGGGCGGGTCGATAGGAATAACCGCCAGCACAAGATCCGTTGGCAAGCGCCAGATACCGCTCAGCAGGTGGTGGCGATACACATCACAGATGCCATTGTCGATATTGGCCTGCCAGCCATCCCGCACAAATTCCGCAACCGTAATCACCGTTGGGGGCGCACTGGTCTTTTTGGGGCGTTTGTTATTCATGCGCTGTTGCCTTAAGGTTAAAATCGAAAAAATACAACCAGCCCCCGCCCTTAAATTCATTCTTCAGATAGCGCAGTGTGAGCACGTACCCCTGTTCGCTAATGCGCATTCCAGTCGCAGAGTCGGCGTGTGTGGGATGTGTCCGCACCCATTCAACCAGCCGTTTAGCATCCTCGCTGTAGATCATAAACAGTCCGGTTTTGCCATCAGGGCGATATAACTGCGCCCGATCTGCGGGAGCGTGCGGGAATATCACACGCCAGAATTCCCCGTCCGGCGCGGTGGGCAGTTCGCACACCAACGACTTGTGCAGCCAGCGTTTACGCCGTTCGCCTGAGACATGCCCGGAAACGCGCACGCTGTCGCCATCATGCCCCGTCACCCGCAGCAGCGTGCCAGCGGGATACACAAACTGCCCGTCAATAGCGAGGTCTGTTTTGTTGGTCAGGTATTGGCTTGTCACTCACACCTCACTCTTCACAAACATGTACCACGCCTCGCTCACCGCATGGGCAAACGCTACCTGCTCGACCACAATAGCGGTATCAGCCACCGTGACCCGAAAGCCTCCTGCCACCACCTGAATGCCAAAGCGCGGGTTTCCCGCAATAAGCTGCACCGCGCCGTGTTCGTCAAATGCCCAGTTGGGGGAATACTCTGCCCATGCCAATGGTTCTTCAATCAGCCAGCAGTCGGAAAAGGGTTCCTTGTGTCCGTTGCGTTCAATGATGTAGGCGCTGCGTCCAAGATACTGGCGCTGTGCCACACGGTAACCAAATAGTTCCCCAATGGCGCGGTTAAGGGTGAGCGCGTCCATCGCGTTCTCTCTGTCGATTATTGGCGATCACCTCACGGCGGTAAGTCCCCCGTCGTTGAACGTATACCGTATCATCGTTATAAGTCACCCTCACAACATGCGGAGCCGTTAACAGGCGCACGGCATAACATTCTTCATCGGGATAGTATCCAACCACTTCAAAGGTAAATTCAAAATAAGTCAATCTGTTAGCCTCTAGTGCTGCAAATCGGCTTCCTTCAATCTCCCATTTTGGAAGTGCCGAGATTTCCCCACCTAACCAATGAAAAGCTACTCTCCTTTTGCTTTTCGGGGAACGGAATACATTGTCATGGATGACCATGCGCCCACCCGCGATACTGCTAGGGATATTGCCTTTAAGAATGGGTATGTCACTCATTAATCCCCCCCCTAAAATTCAATCTCATCAATCGTGGTCGGGGCGTCCAGCGGCGGCGCGATACGCTGCGCGATGTACAGGTGTTCATCGGGATAATAGGCCAAAAGTTTCAGCGTGTACTGGCAGACGGTGAGGATGTCCCCGTTCACTGCTGCATAACGCGCGTTCAGGTCATCCAGCATCGGGGCGTAAATCTGTATCTTGTCCCCGCCCTGCCATATCGCCGTAGCGTCTATTACATCTCCCGCATCATCGTAGGTTTCGGAGACCGTCACCATGCCCGTGATGCCACGCTCCTGTTCGTAGGGCAATCTGCCGCGTATCACCGGAATGTCAGCCATCGGCTATCCTACTGCGTCCCCGTCTTGAGACTCAATGGCGTTAGCCTTGAGCACATCCCCATCAGCATCCACTGCGTTCAATGGGACAACCACTTCCACTGCCGCATCTTCCACAAGCGGCGTGTGGGTCACCGTCAGCAGTTGGCGACTGACGACGGACACGCGCGTCTCATCTTCCAGCACCAGACGGAAGATACCATGATCGCGCGCCATGCTGGTCAGGCGCTTGCCCTCGTAGGCAATGGCGATTCTAGCCTCATAGAAGGGGGCAAGATACAAAGGGGTGCACAGGTCTTCGACGTATGCTTCCACGCTGTCACCGCTGGCAAAAAGCGCCGTATAGGACGGTTCAACGGGCGTTTCGGGCGCTGTGCCTGCCAGTTCTTCAGTCAGTTTACGTTTAGCCATGAGGTTTTCTCCTATAGGTGAAAACTAGAACATGTGTGCCATTATATCAAATCAGGCGATAGCCGCGATGGTGCATCTGCATTCCGCGACTTCACTTAATGGCGCTCCTAAACTCATGTCGCCTGGGTAGTTCATTTGATAGCCGCCGATGATAAAAGGCTCGTCCATAGGTTTGATTTGCCCATCGGCGGCGGCGTGGCTGTCGCGCGTGCGGTCGTCGTTCGTGGGAATCCATTCGCGTCTTGCCACCCCCCACTGACGGTAGGTTCTGTCTGCGCTGGCAGATGCCGCCCTCGTCGTTTCTGTGCGTGCGATGTTTTCAGTCCGATACGGCGGCATCCGCTGGCTCAGGAAGTCAAAATCTTCTGCGGATACCCCTCCCGCCATCCACTGCTCAAACACCAGCCCCATACGCGTTTGCATTTGCGGGATGCTCCACCCTTCATCTGCCGCCTGTTCCAGAATGGCGCGTATCGCGTCGCCTGTCGTGCGTGAAATCGGGTCTGCAAACACCAGCGTGTATGTTCTTAACCACTCAGACGGAAACACGGTATCCACCACCAGCTCACGCCCCAAACGACCCGCCCAGTAATTGCCCACATCCAGCGCCACCGCACCCACCAGCGGCGTAAACCCATCCTGCCATGCCGGAATGCTTTCCGTCGCCAGATACGCACCCACCAGCGGAATGAGGTCTTTCCAGTCGATGCTGGCCTTACGTTCCAGCGCTTTGGTTTTGGCATCCGTCACCAGCGCCAGTATCGCGCGTTTGTCCGCTTCAAACTGTTTGCGCGCTTCGCTGGCGAATGCTGATTCGTGAGATTGAGCGATGTTATCCTGCGCCTTCCAGATGAGCGTTTTTTCTTCATGGGTATAACCAGATTTGTTGTTGGGCAGCACTGTTTCATGGACAACCCTGTAATCCTCACGCGCCCAGCAGACCGCAGATGGACGCAGGGTTACAGTGTCCGAGGTGGCAGGCAGCGCCACCTTTTCCGCATAGTATCCCAGTGTGATGTGGGGAACCCACTTTAACGTGTATTCGCTCACCGCAATGCCCGCCGTCTGTAACGCCTCACAGACACGGCGCTGGAACTGTGCCAGCGTGTCGTCGTACTGGATATTCAGAACCAACGGCGTCGGCTGTCCCTGTTCCGGTTCAAAGGTGGAAAAGGATGTTCCCGTGACGACAAGGTTTAAATCTTCCGGCGTACAGGCGCGGAAAACCGTGTCGAAGCTTGTTTCATCCACATCCGGCGCATACGCCAGTGTGATATGAAGCTGTTGGGGCGGTGTGAGTTCCAGCGCGGGATTAGCCGCTTTCGCCAACTGCTGAAGGGCAAGTAACTGCGGCTCATGTGCCAGCGAGAGGTAAACGTATCCCGCCTGTTCCGCCGCTTTCACGCTGCGAACAGAATCGGGCCGTGCTTTTGCCCCCTCATTGTCCACCGTTGCCGCATCTTCCATCGCGGTCTGTTCTGCCTGTGCGTCCAGCGTATCCTGTGCATCCTGCGCTGCTGTGTCTGGCGTTTGTACCCCTGCGCGCGGCGTGCCCACCGGCAGCATACTGCCCGGCACATACCCCACGCCGCCATCTGCGGTGGACGGGACGTTTAACCCCACCGTGCGGTACGCGTCATCGCGCGGCGTGCCCATGCTCCACATCTTATGCGCCGCATTCACCAGTTCAGGAATGTTCTTTTGCAGCGCGGGGACTTCGCTCAGGTCGTGCATGGGGAACGCGCCATCATCGGGGTACGTCAGGTAATACTGGTCATCCGATTCCATCAGACGCATTTCACTACGCATGGTGTCTTCCCAGAACATGATCCGCGCCTCGCGTTTGTTGGCGTAAGAACTCTTTTCCAAGCCGCTGAGCGTTTCAATGAGGATGCCGGGGACACCGAAGGGCATGAGGATGCGGCTCTCGTTACGTTTGTCCAGCGCATCAAACTTCATTTCCTCAAAGTTCATGGCGATACGCTGGTATTCAGCGGACTGATCCAGAATCAGCACGTCGCCCCAGTTTTCACTGCCCCCGTAGACTTCCTTGTAACGGTTGCGGATGAGGCCAACGGTGGCCTCGTCGATGGGCATGTTGTATTTAATCACGCCGCCCACCATCGCCTTGTTTTCAAAAAACTTCTTTAAAAAGTGGGTGACATCGTTATCCACATCGCCCGACTGTGCCAGCGGTGTCATCGGCGACAGGCCGTAGCCCAGGCCCCCTAGCGGGTCGCCGGGGTTGGGGAATTTGATGTGAATCATGTCCTCTGGCAGGATGGGCAGCCCGTCCTGTGTCGTGTAGCCGTCGGGACGGTACAGGTAGCCCTTGATGCCGTGCCCGTCGTCAGGGATGATGTAGACCCAATCGGGACGCAGCAGCCACAGCGCTTTGGGAAAGGCCCCAGTGCGATCGCGCTGCAAAAAGGTATAGGCGTTGCCCGCCAGATTCAGGTACGTCATGCGTAACTGCTGGTATTCCGCTGTGGACTGGTACGGGTTAGGCCGCGCCAGCAGTTTACTCAGGGGGTGATTGGGCAGCATCCGCACAGGATTTTCCATCGACTCACCAAACGCGCGCTGTGGGGCCGACATGTATGCCCGTCCCTTGTAGGCAATCGCGCTGTGGATGAGTGTATTGAGGTTGTAACCTTCTTCGATGTAGGCGTCTAAATTCAGCAGGTTCCACTGCGGCTGTCCATCGCGCCATGACGGGAATAACATCATGGAGGAGGAGGCTGGACGGGACGCGGCTTTTTCCCCCGCGCTGGGAGACAGGGGGACAATACTGCCATCCGCCCCCACCATATACTGCGCGGCGGCAGTTCTGTTAAACACCTGCCCTACAAACTGCCCGATCTGGTTTAAAATGCCCATGTATGCCCCTATCCCGCAAAAACCCCTAATTTGCCCACCAGTTGTAACGCCAGCATGTAGGCGTCTGATACATCGTCCATATCGCCATCCGGCGCGCGCAGCGTCGAGCCTTCGATACTGCTCATCTGCGTGTAGGCTTTAAAGCTGTGGATGATGGTCCACCGGTCTTTCACCGCTTCTACGCCCTTGTCATACAGCATTGTTTTCCCCGGCCCATTACTGAGCCAGCCCTCTTTTTTGTCCGCCCCCCATGCGCGCTGCACCCCTGGGCGAAACGAACGCAGCCATAACAGCACCGCATGACCATGATTGTTACGCTCCACCATCGCGCGGGCATTGTTATACCACTGCGAAAGGGCAGCGATGTGTGCCGCAAACGTATCCGGTTGGAACTTGCCCGATAGCTCCGCAACCTGCTCCCCTGTTTTGGCATTTAAAACCACCGCCGCGCTGTCGTCTGACGTGGGATTGCCTTCTGCTGGATCAGCGCCTAAACAGTAACGGGCGTCCTGTTCCGGCAGCTTGTACACGGTTAAACCGGGGATCACAGGTGATTTTTCGGGCAGGCGCTCCAGAGGGATGGGAGCAACTTCCTCATAACAACTAAGCAGCATGGCGGGCGGAAAACGTTTATTCAACGTCTTGGATGCCAATGCTTCGGCATCGTTCGCCGGATATTGCTCATGCAAGGAATCCAGCGTGCCATCCAGCGCCAGAGAGTCGGCCTTCTGTTTTTCATACCATACCGCGTCTCTGTCGGGCCTTGCTGTCCACGATAAAAACACAGGTGTATATTCATTTAACCCCTGCTTGGCGGCACGATAAATCGCCTTAAAAATGCTGTTGGGTTTATCCTTGTTGGGCCGCCCCAGCAAAAACAATTTACCGCCATTATCGACTGTTGGTTTTGCCGAACGCATCAGCGCCCCAAAATCGGAAATTAAATCCGATTCGTCACAAACCACCGTCGTGGCAGTGTAGGCGTCGCCGCCTGTTGTGGGAAACGCACGCACCATTGAGCCGTTGGAAAGTTTTAACAGGTGGGCATTGTCCGTGTCGATATACCGCGCCTGTAACCACGTCGGAAGTTTCAGGTACATATCCTTTAGCCTGAGCAGCATGTCCTTGGCTTCTTCATCGCGCCGCGAAAACATCATGACGGAGGCAATCGGGCGAAACAGAATTTCCCACAGCGCATAGGCGAGGGCCAGCGTCGTCATGCCGATCTGACGCGCCTTTAACCCGACAATGTAGCGCCGCGTGTGCATCAGGTGCAGCACTTCTACCTGCGCCTTCCACAGTTTAAAGGCAAACCAGCTTCCGACCTGTGGGTCAAAGATTTGTACGTATTCATTCACGAAGTAGATAGGAGAGGTCGCACACTTGCCAATTTCAGCGACGATCCATTCACGCTCCGTTGTCTGTGCCGCTGCGACCATCCTTTATTGTTTCCTCATACTCGCGCGCTTTGGCGATAATGGCCCCGAAATCCTCAAGGCTGAAGGGTTTGTATTCCTGCGTGCCATCGGGATTGGTGGGCGCGATCTTCTGCACATCCAGCCCCGTCAGTTTCATCAGGCGATCCAGCGTCTGCCCCGCACCATTGAGAAACGAGGGGTTCCCCGCGCGTCCCTCGGTGCGTTTGCTGACTTCCACCTTTTTGCCATCGGCCCCGGCGCTCTGTTTGGTGCTGTCCACCTCACGCGGCAGCTTGCTCTTTTGCCACGCGGCGTACCATTCTTCGAGTTGATACAGCGCCTCATCCACCAGCGTTTGTTTCCACACGCGGTAATGCTGCGCCGCTTCCGCCTTCCAGCCTGTTTCCAGTTCCTGCAAAGCGCGGTTGACGGTAGCCGCCGACAGGCCGAGTGCTTTGGCAATTTCGCCCTGCGTCTTGCCATCGTAGACGTACATCTGAGAGATACGCAGTCTGTCCCGCACACGGCGTTTGGGTGTGCGCCGCTGGCGTGGTCTGCGTCCTTTAGGTTCTTCGCTCATAGCATCTCACGAACATTTGTGCTGATTGTTTCTCGGATTATACACTAGAATTAAGACAAACAAAAGTAGGCTGTATAAAGCAGCCAAATCACAAGAAAATCTTAAGGTTGACTTTTAGGTAAAATACTATACAATGTATAGTAGTATGACCATTTGAATAAGTGAAATCAGCATGAAATTCATCAGTTTGTTCTCAGGTATTGGCGGCTTTGATCTTGGCCTAGAACGCGCGGGTATGACCTGCCGCGCACAAGTTGAAATCGACAAGGCGGCGCGCGGTGTGTTAGCGCATCACTGGCCTGACGTGGAAAGGATTACAGATGTCACAAAAGCAGGAAAGCACAACCTTCCAGCAGTTGAGCTTATTTGCGGAGGATTCCCATGTCAGGACGTGTCCATTGCCGGACGACGGGCAGGTCTGGATGGAGAGCGCAGCGGATTATGGTTTGAGTTTGCGCGTATTGTTGACGAACTTAAACCGCAGTGGGTACTTATCGAAAATGTCCCCGGTCTACTATCCAGCAACGCAGGCCAAGACTTCAAAGTCATCCTCGATGGACTGGTCAAATTCGGGTATGGCGTGTGCTGGCGGATACTTGACGCTCAATACTTCGGACTCGCCCAACGTCGCAAACGTCTGTTCATTGTCGCAAGTCTTGGAAACGGACGCAGCGCCCAAGTACTTTTTGAGCGCGAAAGCAGCACAGGGAATTCTGCGACGGGCGGCGAAACGCGGCAGGAGCTTGCCAGAGACATTGCAGCAACGCTTAGAAGTCGTGGCGAAAATACAGGAACCAGAAGTGACTTTGAAGTTGGATTAGCAGTTGTTGGCACGTTAGCGGCGTCGGGCGCTGGCGATGATAGCCAATGGCAAACAGGTAAAAACAACGGTCACAAATCAGGCGGGGCTAAACAAATTATCCGCGCTGGCGATTATGTTGGCGCATTGAACGCGACAAAACAGGACGCAATAGCATACGCGCAAGGCGTGCGCCGTTTAACGCCCGTCGAATGTGAACGCCTTCAGGGTTTC